GTTTGGGCTCAGTTTTCCCTATTTAGGGAAGTGTACACGGTGAGGATTCACTGCGTAGACAGGATCCACTGCGGCCTGGACCACCGTAGTTCCTGTCTACGATCCTTGAATCGGATCTGATGTGCACGTACGTCTCAGAGGTTTTGCCTAAAACGCTCTGATGCGCAGTCTGGGTTAGCTGCGCACTCGAATTATGACCTGCTAACCAAAAAGGAAAGCATGATCATGCGGACGGCGTGAGCCTGTCCATTGATCGAGGGCAACTAAACTGTTTGGAGGACGTTCTCTATTCCTATGAGAACGTGGTTCCAAACGGCAGGCGACCACCCAATATCGACAAGTTAAAAGAATGTCTTGTCGATCTCCGGACCCTCAGGGTCAACGGCATGGAAATTTTTATCCATTTGCCGACTATCCTGAAGGCCCTAGATCGGGCATCGCTCTCATCCCGGGAGCGTCGTCACGCGAAAGCTGTCTTCTCATCGAGAGAGACGAACCGAAGGAAAGTTTCACTTACCCTTCTCCTACTTCAGGAGCGGGGGTTGACACTTTCCTCAATCCTGGGGTTTCCCCTAGGAAAGCAGATGGTTCATTTCTCGAGAGAGTTCATTCGCTTTCGGCACATCTTGGGTCTTTCAGATGCCATACACCTGACGATGGTGAATCTTGGAGTGAAAGTATCATTCTCCACTCCTGTGATTCTCCGTCGTGATCCTTCTCAGAAGGGGTCCAGAAGATTCTACTTCTCGCTCAAGCATGAGGCTATCCGGCAGTTGGGTTACCGCAGTATGACTGCGGACCCCCAATACCGGATTTTGCTTCACTTGATGCGAGTGTTCCCCACCGGATGGGAAGAGAAAAACTATGTGAAACTGATAAAGTATTCACTCGTCGATCTCTTCGCCCGTCAGGCGGATCAGGAACGGCCGGAGCCGGATTTCGAACCCTTGAGTCTCTTCCCTGCGTTTACGCAGCGGAAATTGGACAACAAATTCCGATATGATCGGAAGGGTCGAGTCCGGTTCTACAAAAATCTTCTGGAGTCAAAAACTCTCTGCGCTCCCGTGGGTGACGATATGATCCGGGAAGCCTACGAAAAACACAAGGCTTCCCTTTGTCGCCCACAGGAGGACGTCCTGAACGTACCTCATGAGTTCTTGCGAGAACTCTACGAGTACGGAGTCCGGGTCGGTCGTGAGATTTCTCACTACTACGACCCGGACAGAACGTCCCTTCCAAATACCCGAGCTTCGATCGAGGCAGCCCGCCACCAGGGCGGAGCCCGATCGTACCTCAGTGGGCATTTGGAGGTTCAGAGAGGTCCCCTTTACCTCCAGGAACTAGATTCCGCAACGAGACCGGAGCCATATGTGATTGGACTGTTTGGTCCCCCCGGATCGGGGAAGACAACCTCTGTCCAACGACTCGTTCGGTCTCTTGGAATCTCTCTGTTCCCAGAGAAGAAGGATCATGAACTCTCATATAGTCGCTCGTGTTCCATGAAACATTGGGACGGTTACAATGGCCAACCGATTGTCGTCCTTGACGACTTCGGCCAGGACCTCTTGGACCGTTCTGATCTCGTGGAATTTGAGCAACTCGTCTCCGTGAATCCCTATGTCTTGCCGATGGCACATTTGGAGAATAAGGGGATGCGATTCATCTCGCCGATCCTTATTGTGACCTCCAATTGTGGTTACGGCAACCGATTACTCTCTGGTGACCTGAAAACACGGGTGGTCGAGGATGAAGTAGCGGTCTGGAGGAGGTTCCACTTACCACTCTTGGTAGAGAGGGAACCCTCCCCATCCGGCTACTCTCGATCCACCTTCCGTAGATATCTACGGGAACGTATGTTTTTAAGTCGCGAGGGTCATTGGTCTCTTAAGTACCGGAGCCAGCGCGACGCTGGTCACGCCCACGACCTCTGGTCCCTTATTCCAACGGGACAAGAGGGTCAGTGGCTCGGTGCCGAGGAAGACATACAGAGTGTGGTAGTCTCTTCAATTAAGGGCTTCCGTATGCATACGGATTTCCATATGAAGGAGCTATCCACGTTCTGGCGGCAGGACGTTGCTTGCTTTAACTTGAACGTGAGTCAGGGGGAGGTCCCCCCTTTCTACAATGTTCGAGCGGAGCGGGTTCGTACTGCATATCGGGATTCTGACGTTACGGTATCGCAACTCTATCCCCGCTTCCCTCCCCACAACCGGCCGGTTGTTGAGGCAGTGGCCATCCCAGAACCTCTAAAGGTTCGGATGATCACGAAGGCGGAGGCGGACACAAAGGTGTTGCAACCATTCCAGAAGGCCTTGTTCCGTTATCTCGGATCAAAGCCGCAATTCACGCTGACACATGGGGTCCCCCCCAAGGACGTGTTCAGCAGGAAGCTGGAGTGGATTTACCGTATCGAGGGTGAGATACGAAGAATCCTCGATGAGAACCCTGGAGAAGACCTACTTTGGCTCTCCGGGGACTATACGGCCGCCACGGACAACTTTCCGATGTCCGTGACAACGGCCCTCATCGAGGGTATTCTGAGTGAAATCGATCACGAACCGACCAAGTCCTGGGTCCGATACGAGTGCAGTTCGCACACGATTCGGTACCCTGACTCCATTGGAGTACAGACCTCTGGTCAGCTCATGGGATCGCTGATTTCCTTCCCCTTGCTTTGCTTCCTAAACGACTTCATCGTGAGTCGTTCTGGTTTTAAGCCGGGGTCGTATCTCATAAACGGAGACGATGTTGTAGCCCGTGGACTACCTGCCAGTATCCAGCAGTGGAGAACTGATGCGCCCAAAGTGGGTCTGAGTCTTTCCCTCGGAAAGAACTTCATTGACCCGGACTTCTGTTGCATCAACTCCCAACTGTTCTGGCGGGGTGACGTCCAACACACCGGGAAGGTGTCATTACAGACTCGACATGGAAAGTCACTCGGATTCTGTTTCTCCGAGAGTCAATTCTATTATGGATTTGACCCTTCGGTGGAGCGAGAATTCATCCGAAGAAACCTTGTCGAGTTACGTAAGACACCACGAAGCTTAAAGGTGGCTGTAGGTCTCGGGGGACTCGGACTCATCAATCGATTCGATGAGTCAGTCGACCCTGAGAGGTGCAAGGATGTTTATCTGCACGATTACCTACGACCGTACCTTAAGAGTCTCCCGGTTCCCGGCTACGACTATATGAGAGCTTTCCTTGTTCCCACGAGTTTTATTGAGAAGGAGGAGCTGGATGCAGTAGGGGAGGACGGAAAAGATCGGTCGGTTTCAATGTACGAACTTTTGAAAAGTTTAGACACGAATCCCGCCGATCCTCCCGACTCTACTGATCTCAGTTTCTCTCAGCTCATCAAAACTCGGACCTTCCTTAAGGAGAATTATCCGTCCTCGCGGAACAAAATCATTGCGCGGCGTTTGGAGAGTTTCCCCAAGCTGGGGACCCTCCGGAACCGCCTGGTTTATGTTCCCAAGGGGCGGGTGGGATTCCTAAAGGAAAGAGTTGTTCAGTACTGTCTGGATCTCCTCATTCGAGAGATTGACCAGACGGACCGGCTCAGCTCCGAGTGGTCAGAAGAGGTCCAACTCGAACGGTCAACATTTGATGACCTGTTCGATTGGAACTTCGACCAACTCAAAGGAGACGAGTCGGACTTGGAGATCCTTTATGGCTTGGATCTCACTGAACAACGGGAACAGGAAAGGGTGTATGGCAGCCTCCTTCCCGATGTGGGAAAGTCCATCCAGTTGAGGGAGTCCTATTGGGCTCCTGTGGATGATGACTTTCTCTCATTGGTGAAGGAGGATGACCCTCCGGTGGCCCCGGATCAGGGGCATGGGTGTTGCCCCTCCCTGCTCTCGCCAGACATGGCGTAGGATGTTATCTCGATAGTAAGAGTTGCATCCCGAGGGAGGGCCAGGAAGGCAGTCTTGTCTATTGTTTTGAAGATATTCCAACGGACAAGTCCTGATCTGGCAACGGATGCGTACGTATTGCATACGGAAGTACCGGAGTTTCCGCGTGCGCATCCCTAGTCGGAGAAGGTCCTCTGTCCGTCGGTGAAACGTTCATTTGACGGCTCCCTGCATCTTTCGAGTTGTAAAGATGTCGGTGAACTCTTCTCAACAATGTGTCTTCCTGGACACATTCAGTGGTGGCTGACAAGGCCTGGGGACGTTTTCCCTATGTGTTCCGG